GCGAGGAATATTGAGTTCTAATTTAAACTCTGACAAGATAGACGCAAAGCGTTTCTCAAGCCTCGGTAAAAACGAGGTACTAAGATATGATAACAACGATTTTTGAACTGAATCTCTTCCCTTGACGTCAGCGTTCCGATACTTCTTATTCCCATAAGAAGCAGAGGTAAGCCAACGCCAAGTAGAGGCTACAGGACGAATAGAATTAGGACGTGTGATTAGAAGTAGCACTGCGCGCAGCCTACGTGGCAATCGCTGATATAAGGCATTGCCTGCAGCAGAAGAACCACGCATACCAACACCCAGGTACCGAGCAATCCGGAAAACTGAAGTAGGACGCCCTGTCAGATTCTCGCATGACCGAATCACTTCGGGCACGAAAGAAACCCCAAGTAAGCCAACCGCCGCCCCTACCAGAGGAAAAGGAGTTACCTCCTTACCCCGATAGAAGAAGCGTTTAGCAAACTCAAGGGACAGGTTATCCGAAATAACGGATTTATGAAATCCGATATCTACCCCAATCTCCTTCATGATCTTTACATACTCAGCAGCAACATTGCTATTTGCGATAACAATATCGTCACCAAGTACTGCATAATCAGTAAACCAACTTCTCCATCCCATCCGATAGGCTGCAAATTGCACTATCGCGTGATGTGTCATTGCCAACATCGCCCAAGACGAGAGCGCACCCATAGGCTGACCTACAGCGTACTTTACGGTAGCGTCCTTAAACTTTAAACCACCTTTCGGTGATTCTCCATCCAGGGAACTGAAGGCACGGGGACCAAAAGTCTTCGAAAAGGCTTGAGGTAACCGATACCATCTATCGCAAAGGACTGCGCGCCAACTTTCTGCGTACGCCCGCCCGGTAAATGCCGCCAACAACCATTCTTGAAGAACCACTGGAAGTCTATCAGTCGCTGCTGACAGGTCGTATGAATAGACCTGTCTCACACCTTTAGTTTCACATCTCTCGATCAATTCCTTAACGGGTTTGACTTGGTCAAACGTACCGTCTTGGGGTATCTTTCTTAAGACTGCAAAGAGGGCATGGTGCAGTGGTGATAAAATCCACTGGGTAAAAATGTCCACCATCGCGAACAGTCGAATCTTTCCGGGTTCTTCCCGAGTCCCTAACGCACCTAAATAACCACTTGGATTGGTGGCTATTGGAGCCCCTTTACCAAAAGGATTCTCTCGTTTCCCACTACGGATGTCTTCCCGAAACTGTAACGTCTCGTTCCAACTAACCGCAGCGGAATCCCAGATAGGCCCACTCAGTAAGTGACTGCTCCCAGAGATCGTCGCAAGACCCCTAAGCATTGCAAGGAGCGTTGGTCTGGAAATCCAGGCCTCTGCGTCCTTCAAAACATTAGAAATCGAGGTAGACCCTCTAGATGAATTAGGTCCCGACTTTGTTATTACAAGTCGTCGGATATGCTTAACCAAATCAGTTATCACCCACCATGTTCTGTGGAAATCCTGATGAGACCCATATACCTCACGAAAGTCAGGATATGGTTTCTCCTCAGGCTCCCCAGTCCTGTCAGATAAATAATATAACTTAGTGGCAAACCTCTCAATCCCAAACTGCCCCATCCACCGTATCAAGGTTTCATTTACAAAACCTCTCCACGATAACATGAAGTCATCTGGGATCTTAACACCAGGACTAATGATAGTTTTAATCGATAACCGTCCACGGAAGACTAGTACCCGGTAAAGGGTAAATAAGCCTAACCATAAACGAATAACCGAAATATCACCACCTTTAATCCTAGCACGATGGCTAGCAGGTATAAGCCGGGGAAGCCCACCATGAGATACTGCGACAGCTGTCCCTCCGTCTCGGGAATTCAACAACTTTTTACCGCTTACCGCTCTTATGAGAATAAGATTGGCAGCCTTTAAATAAATTGCTAAACCCCTTTGACCTTGAGATTTTGTCAACGCAACTGCAAACCTAGCGAAAACAATGGAGGCTTTAACCCAACTAGTAGAGGAAGACCCTACGATCAACGGAATCACTCTTACGAATAATCCCGTTAACCGCGAAACGCTTTTTACAGCGTTCTGCCAAATAGACGAAGCAGTTTTCACTTGTAAAGGTGTAGCTGTT